CCACCACGCAGTAGTAGGATCTTTAATATAAGCCAAGGGGTGTTCAGCTTTCGCCTGTGAGGTTTTACCACACCCAGTCTCACCTACATACCAAAGATGTTCCAAAGGCCCATCGATAATCTCCAGGTTCCTGTGACACATCTTTTGGCGCTTAACAGCATACTCAATACTCTTTAAGTGTTTACACTTCATATCCGAAGGAACGTCCTCAATCCGTCCCTCCTCGACAGCTTTAAATGCCTCTGCCCATCTATCCTTTTCTAAAGTGCCTTTGGCAACTGGGTCCCACAATGGTGCGACGCCTGCTTCGTAGAAATTCTTGTCCTCCTTCGAACAATAAACCTTATTGTCCGCAGGGGAACCCTTCGCATTACACAGACGCGGATGTACCGGAAACATCTTTAGCATTTGTCTCAGTGACTTTTTCGTATCAAAAGAGATATAACCTTGCAGGTGTTCTCTTTTTGTTGTTGGGCATACTTCTTCTCCGAAGAGGATATACCTAAATGATAGTGCCTTGATTGCAGCAATACACGCATCATCGTAATTAAAGACTGTAAAAATCCAATTCTGGAAACATCCTTTAATCTTTTCTTGATCCATTATCAAAAATAATGAAAATAGTAAAATTACTTTTACTTTTAGGTCTAGGGTAATATTGAACCTAGACCTCAAAGTAATTTACGCATCCTCCCACTCGAGATCCATGATATACGAAAGAGTGGCAGGAACTAAAGCAGCTCCTAGCTGAGATCCACTGGCTGATATGCACTGGATCATGCAATACAGCCCTCTGGTAGTTGGTTCGGTGTTGTTGTCTCTAAAGACATACGTCTTCGGCATCCACTTCGCAACGTTAATGCTAAACGAACAGTTATACTTAAAGTCGTTGTTAGCAAAGTAACCAGCTTGCTGCGCACCACCTGGAGTTCCAACGAACTCGGAATTGCCCAGCTTGAAGATTCTCTTACCAAGAACTCTATACTTATCTGTGTTGATGGGGGCCCACAAGTCCACAAGATCATTCTGCATGGACTGTACTGCGCCTCCAAACTGAAGGAAATCCGAAGTGGGATTAGGCACTGTCTGGGGGTTCTCCTTATCATAGAAAAACCACATCACCACTTGCAGTGGTGCAGGACCAGGGTTCGTAGTGGCATCATACACATTAGGATGCATGGTCCCCCTGAACATGGCCTTCTTGATCTTGATCTTATTACCAATACGATCGCCCTGCCCAGTACCCTGTACAACACTAACATTCACCGCAGATGGGGATAACGGGAATATCGAATTCGTGAAATTCGCACTGGTTGTAGGGTACAAAGGCTTGCCCAAATTCAGCACTTGTTTGGTCTTATTCTCGATATTACGAGAAATCTCCGCCTTCACAAAGCGTTTCATACTCTGTGTAGGCTTCTTCGCCATGCGCTTAGCACGCAATGGCTTCTTAGTTCGTTTAGTGAATTTTCTCTTCTTAAACGCCATTTAATGATTTGTAATTAATTATGAAATTACCAACCATTTGCATTCATGAATTCTAATCTAGTTGGCGTCGTTGGGGACGTCGCGAGGGTGCTATTGGAGACGGGGCCCTCGCCGGGGGCACTGGCGGCAGGGGGGCTCACTCCGCTACCGCTGCGTTCGTTGTAGGTCCGAGAGAAGGGACCAGGACAGATCCGAACCACTTTCACTCTCCTGTTAATCGCTTCAACGGTCTTCTGATCATCCCAAATCTCCGAAGGGGTGTACTGGGACGTAACGATAATCAAACGAGGACGCATGAGTTCGTAACCACCCTTAAACTGAGCCTGGAACGGGTAACGATCCAGCCACCTTTTCATGTCACCCCCTTGCTTAACCTGGAACTTGTCAAAGTCATCAATGATGACAACCTCCTGTCCGGAATATCCATCCCACCACGCAGTAGTAGGATCTTTAATATAAGCCAAGGGGTGTTCAGCTTTCGCCTGTGAGGTTTTACCACACCCAGTCTCACCTACATACCAAAGATGTTCCAAAGGCCCATCGATAATC